AGACGTTGGTGTGTACTACGGCGACCGGAAAGAACTAGGAAGGTTCAACACGATAGCCACTTGGCAGTCATTGAACGTGCTTGAAAAGAAAAGCAAGGACGAACACACAACAGATTTCTTGGAAGCAATACAAGGCATCAACACAGTGATAATAGATGAGGTACACATGGCCAAGGCTGATGTCCTCAAGAGATTGTTGACTGGACCATTTGCACACTGTGGTATACGTTGGGGACTGACTGGTACAGTACCAAAAGCGGATTACGAGTTCATGGGATTGAAATGTAGCATAGGTGATGTATCCAATAGGATACAGGCCAGCGAACTGCAAGACAAGGGTGTGTTGGCGAACTGTCACGTGAATGTGTTGCAGACCCAGGATCATCCACAGTTTAAAACATACGGAGAAGAATTAAAATGGCTGACCACAGACAAGACAAGAATGAAATGGGTGGCCAACACAATCAAAGACATATCAAGTTCGGGCAACACACTGATACTCGTGGACAGGATATCCGCGGGAGAGATCTTAGAAGAGCAGATCGAGGACGCGGTGTTCGTGTCAGGATCAACTAAAAACACAGACAGGAAGGAACAATATGATGAAATATCTACTGCAACAAATAAAGTTATTATTGCCACATATGGAGTTGCCGCTGTTGGCATTAATATTCCTAGGATTTTTAATCTTGTTCTCATAGAGCCAGGCAAGTCATTTGTCAGGGTGATACAGTCAATAGGACGTGGTATCAGGAAAGCGGAAGACAAGGACAGTGTGCAGATCTGGGACATTACCAGCAGTTGCAAGTTTGCAAAAAGACACTTGGGGGCAAGGAAAAAGTTTTACAAAGAGGCCAATTACCCGTATAATATAGAAAAGATAAATTATGAAAATCCTTACACTGGATAACAGAACATACAAGTTAGAGAAGATACCGGAATGGGTTGATGAGAAGTTACGATTCGCAGTACTGGACAATTCAGATCCTGCTAACCCTGATTTCTTCTACATACCCCTTATCTTTTTGGAGAGCTTTAACGCACCGGCCGCCGTACTGGAGATCGGGCCACACAAGATAAAGATGCCGCTGGATTGGAAGATGTTGATAGGCGAAGCAGGCCAATCTGAGATGCACGTTTTACCAATCACAAGTCTCAACGACAGGGGGTTTGATGCTTTCACCTTCAATCCGTTGTCAAGTCCCAAACCAGACTTTTATCCAATAGATGTTGTAGACATATACACAGAAGTGAAATGGTATTTCCCAAAGATCAAATCAGGACAGATGTTGGCTGTGCCTTTGAGTAATGGTCCTAAACCCATGTGCGCCTACTTCGTCAAAGACATATCAAGGCAGTGTGAACAGGTGGACTATGGCTCCGTCTGGTAGGAAATCAATAACGATAGACGCACCAATCCTGATAACCAGTAACAAGATTGCTGTGTGGATGGACGAAGACTGGATGCACAATTTCTTTGACTTCATGCGGAAACACAAATTCCAATTTTCAGGTTTACAACACAAGAACAAGAAACTAAAATTAACATTTGCAACAGCGAAAGATTGTACGATGTTTGCACTAAAATATGCCAGCAGAAAAAAATAGAAAATTCTTTGATCTAAGGAACGGACTGAAAGCGGTAGACTTCAGGAACAAGGACTACTTTGACAGGATTGATGACAAGGAGAAATCCTTATACTCGCCATACATGTTGATGAGATACGTTTCCAACGTGTCATCCAAGGATCCGTTCTACGTGGAACACTACGTGGAGATGGTGAACGAATGTGTGAACAAACACTGCTTCACACTGGGCAAACACAAGAAACTGTTATGGATACTGACCGCCATGTGTGGTGCAGAGACACAGCAGTTCCATCCATGGTTGAAACCCATGAAACGTGTGGCCAACAAGAGTCTTAAGAAACTGCAGGCCATATATCCGACCTGGAAGGAAGCGGACCTAGAGACATTGGACAAAGTGATAACAGACAGAGAACTAGAGGAATTGATAGAAGCACATGGCATCGACAAATAAATGCACATACTGTGGCAAGGAGTTTGCCAAGGAACGTACACTACAGGTACACTTGTGTGAGCCCAAGAGGAGATACCTGCAACGCGATGAGAAGTGGGTGGTGAATGCATTCATGGTGTTCCAGAGATTCTATCAGATACACCAACACAATTCAAAGACAAAAACATACGACGACTTCGTCAAGAGTTCGTACTACAACGCTTTCGTCAAGTTTGGAAGATTCATCATGCACATCAACCCGTTGTATCCTGACAAGTACATAGACTATGTGTTACAGTCAAAAGTCAAACTGGACCACTGGGCCAGGGATGACCTCTATGAGATGTATTTGATCGAGGCCCTAAAGTCAGAGCCTGTTGAGGCCGCACTACAGAGAAGCATCGCAACCATGATGGACTGGGCCACGGAACAGAACGCACAGTGGTCGGATTACTTCAGACTTGTAAACAAGAACAGAGCAGTGCAACACATACAGCAAGGCAAGATAAGTCCTTGGCTGTTGTTAGGTTGCAACGCAGGCAAAAGGATGTTAAAATCGTTTAACGACGAACAATTACAAATGATAGAAAGATTTATAAACACAAGTTTCTGGCCTAGCAAGTTGAAGAGCTATCCTGCTGATCACATGCTGGTACAGGACACAGCAAGGGAGGCCAAGATTGTCTAAGATAGATTTAGAAGTTTCTGATAACTTGGAGTTTGATGACGGAGACTGTGCTGTGATAATCAAAGAAGACGGATCCGTGGGAAGAGTTATAATGCCAAAAGTTAACAAGGACTTATTAAAAACAGAAGGATATAGAAAACTTCTCGATGTATTAGAAATACTGCAACCAGGATCACGTGACAAGATGATCCAACATGCAGAGAAAGGCAAAGGGAGCGTACACTAATGCCTGAACCAGTTGACGTAAGTAAAAAACATTTTTACATAAGCATGGTCAAAAGCATTGTTCGTATTGCCGGATGTGCCGCAGTGCTATTTGGCGGAGGAATTATTTGGCTTGCTGGTGGATTATTAGTTGCAGAACTTTTAGGAATTGCTGAGGAATTATAATGCCTGATGTTGATATAGATTTCTTTGACAGAGACAACACATTGAAGTTGTTCAAACACACTCCTGCTTCAATGATCAAAGAAGGTAAGTCCGAGAAACACAAGACGGGAGTTTACTTCCATGCCATACCGGAACATCCGGTCACAGGACACGCAAGTCTCGATTACAAAAACGCAGAGGACAGGGGGTACTTCAAGATAGATTGCTTGAATGTGAACATCTATAAGAATGTAAAATCAGAACAAGAACTTGTGGAACTGATGATACAGGAACCAGATTGGGACATGCTCAAAGATCCAAAGATAGTGGAGAACCTTTTTCACCTGAATAGCCATTACAACATAGTGTCCAAACTGGAGCCAAAGAACATAGAACAACTTGCGGCTGTGTTGGCCATTATACGTCCTGCTAAACGTCAGTTGATGTACAAGGACTGGGCTGACATAATGAAGGAAGTGTGGGTGAAACCCACAGACGGCAGTTACTTCTTTAAGAAATCACATGCTGTGGCATATGCACAGGCCATAGTGGTACAGATGAATTTGATCACAAAAGATAAATATAACTTTAGTGTACAACAAGACAAATAAAAAACTCACTAAAAAATCCAAACCCACCGTAGTAGACCTATCCAATGACGGACCGTTCTCGGTCGTGTCGTTGTCTAAATTCCTCACAGACTACCGAAATACCAAAGCCAAAAAAACGTGGAAGGTACTAAACAAACAGGATCAACTAGATGCTCGTTGGATAAAACAGGAACTGCCCTATTGGCAAGAGCTCTGGAGAGAACATGGTATCAGAATCAGATGGGATCGCAGACAGCGATCTTTTTTTTTAAGTGCTATTAAGTAGGTCTTCGAACTAATTGGATGGTTCTTCTTTTCAGCCGTTTCTTTGAAATTTCAGAAAGTTTTACTGTGGGACCATGTACAATCTCTACGTCTTTGGAATTCAATGTTACCAATGTTGATCTAAAGTAACGAAATTCTCCCTTGAGAAATATGTTGATTGGTAACTTACGATTTGATTCGTGCCACCAAGTCTCCCCACATTTCAAGTACTTCATCTTGTCCTGCGGCATCATCAGTCTGCCGTAATCGTAGAAACTGATCACGTTTGCATCCTCGTTCTGCACTATGCCCACATACTCCAAGTCGCCCTTTCTGATCAGGCTCAGGAACGGGAACTTGTCCCTCAGAGTGTTAAAAATTTCGTTCATTCTATATCTATAAATACTGTTAAATATGTATTATGCAAACAGTACAAAGGTATTTAATAAATCAGTTGGTAATAGCCTACATAAGTGGTTATCATGGAAGGAACTCAAAAGTGTACGATAGACGACTAA